TTAACTTACTGATTTTAATAAGCCTCTGGTGTCACTTTGGTGACTATGGGGCATCATTGGGACATAATCTGTCAGCTTCTGATTCAGCATTGCGATCTGTTCTGCATTGCTGTCAGTCATCCATGCTCCGTATACATTGAATACCATCTGGGCACTTGCATGGCCCATCTGGCTGGCAATGAAGCTTGGGTTTGCTCCGGCAGATAATGACCAGCACGCATAAGTGTGTCGTGACTGGTATGCCTTTCGATGCCTGATCCCTGCACGCTTAATGGCTGTTTCCCATGAGTCACCTACAGAATCGACTTTGTAGACAAAACCTACCTGTTCGCTTTTTCTAACCACTTGAGGGTTAAACACGAAAGTACATTCATGGTTCACTGAACGTCCATATTCACGTAGTTGCACCTTGATGTTGTACTGCTTACCCAGTCTTGTCATTTCAGCCTGATTTTTCAGGACACTGATAGCGGGCTGGATAAGGTGCACAACCCTGTTTGTGCTTGCTTCAGTTTTCGGTAGAGTGAACTCACCAAGTTTCGTATAATTGCGCCTGATGGTAATTGTTCCTGCCTTCAGATCGATATCTTCCCAGGCCAGGGAGACCAGTTCACCGTGACGCATTCCTGTGTACACAGCCAATGACCACAGGTTTTTCGTCTGCTGATGTCGGCAAGCATCTATCAGGCGAATAAATTCGTCACGAGTTAGCGGATCTGGCTCTGCCCTGGCTCTTTTAAGAGGCTTAATTCCCTGGAAGGGATTTGCTTCTAAGTAACCGTGATCTGCAGCAAACTGAAACATTCCAGCGATTGTCGTCATGTAATAATTTACAGTAACGACGCTCCGTCCTTTTGCTGCTGCTTTGTTTTTCGTTGAATTCTGATACCCGGTTAGCAAATCTTTCCTGATATACAGCAATTCCTCTTTGGTTACCGATGACACCAGTCTACTGCCTCCAATTTTCGAAACCATCGTTCTTGCAACGGATTCATAGCGATTGAATGCATTTGCAGAGATTTCCATTCGTTTCAGATCCAGCCACTTTTCTTCAAGTTCCTTCACCGTAATTTCTTTTTTACTTACCCCAAAAGCCTGAAGGTTGGGGGAGTCAGGGAACTGTGCAGCATAATCAAAGCTTCCTGTGCGGATGGCAAAACATACCGATGTCCGCAGTTCCCCGGCGATCTTCCTGTTCTTGGCAGTGTCAGGGACACCAAGATTTTCCCTGACACGTTTACCTTTAAAATTAAACCAGATGCGTAATGTGCCGCCGTGGTTTTCGACGCCTGTTGGATATTTGACTTTATCCATTGATACCTCCAGACGCCCAAGAGCGATACGAGCTTACATACTTCATGGCATTAAATCACCCAGGTTGTTTGTTTTTCATTGAAGCGACCCAGGCATCTATTGCTTTTCTGTTATACATACATTCACTGGAAGGCTTTGGATTACCGTCTGGTGATAAGTGAATATACTCTCTTCCAACCATCCAGCATTCTTTCCGGGCCCGAAGAATTGTGCCTGGTTTGAGCCCGGTAATTGCGATTAGAACGCTTTCACAAACCCATTCATTGGGAGCCAGTTGAATCACATTGCCCATGCATTACCTCACACAACACTCAGCCCACGGCAGTGGCACCACACTTCAAACATTCGTTTCACAATTTCACGACAGTAGAAACCGTCAACATCTCGTGTCAGGTCATAGCGATTGCCGTAACGCTGGTGGACCCATTGTTCAAATGCTTTATTCATTGTTTACTTCCTTTTCATGGCCCGTAATTTTTTCAGATGAGCTTCCTGCTCTGTTTCTGCCAGAATTTGTCGGTATTCCTGGTGATCAATCCGTTCAAACAGTTCATTGAAATCGTTTATTTTTACTGACTGTGTTCGCCCATCCATCCGTCGAAAGAACACTGAGTGCTCAGTGATGCGAGTAATCACCACGGGGTATCCAGCTCTGTCCGTGTATATCTGACCGCGTTGAATCAAAGCGAACATGTGGTTATCCCCATCGACAAATCGAGAACACAACAAACGCTGCTGCGAATACCACCCCCAGAGTTACGATTGCATCAGGCCAGCTCATTGATTCACCTCCTGCCTGTCGTCCGGCATTCGATCACTACAGCTTATCCAACCATCCGGAGTTACCGGATAGTTGTCCGATAGCGCGTTCTGCAGTCGCTCCAGTTTCACGTATTCCTGAACCCTGTTTCCGTCGCATGCCTGAAGCCATTGCGCAGCCTTTTGTGCATCAGTGTGAAAGGCGCAAGTGCGTCCGTCATCAAATTGCATTTCGTAGAGGTCAGCAACCTGTTCAAACTGCGTTTGTGGCAACCTGTAAGTTTGGCTTACAGGTTCTGCACTATCAGCTTCGCGCCGCTTCTGTAGCTCTGCTGCCATTGCTCTCACGACTTCAACTGGTGCCCTTGCAGCAAACTCTATGTTGGTGATCAGCTCATTAAGATATTGCTCGCTGGGATACTGTTTCTTATTGGTAATAGTGGTCATCTCACTCTCCTTTGATGCGAATGCCAGCAGCGCGTGGCACATTAACTTCCACGATGCGCACTGTTGGTTTGTACATCTCAATCGCTGTCAGCCAGTCAGCTCCTGTCATGCGCTTTTCCGCATCGCCATTAGTCCACTTAACCGGTACACCAATAGACTTCATCGCGATTTCTATTTCCCCGGCGATGGCGCTTTTTCCGCAACCAGTAAAACCAGATACAACGACAAGAACTTCGCCTTTGGCTGGTTTTATTTCCCGTGCTTCCTGCCCTGATTTGCGCAGCAAAACAGCGTACTTTAATGCGTCCTGGGCTTTCTGAAATTTCAGTGCATAGTCAGTGGCGATTTTCTCCAGTTCAGCAATACGCTTACTCCCATCCGAGATAACACCTTCGTAATACTCACGCTGCTCGTTGAGTTTTGATTTTGTCTCCTCAAGCTCAACTCTCAGCTTCCCAACCGTAAGCGCAATATCCTCGTTCTCCTGGTCGCGGCGTTTGATGTATTGCTGGTTTCTTTCCCGTTCATCCAGTAGCGCCAGTACGGTAGCTGGGTTAGCATCTGCTATAAATTCAGCGTTTGCATAAGCCTGAGCATCTGATTCAATCAGGCAGTTAACATGACATTCGGCAATCACGCCACCGGGTTCTCCTTTCCATTTTTGACAAACAAAAACTCCTGTTAAATTGCCATGCTGGTTAACAGATGTATGCCCTACGATGTAGCTTCCTTTAGTTGCTTTCTCTGCCTTTTCACGCAGTACCTGATAGTTAATGTTGCTCACTGGTTGCCTCCTTTACGGATCTGCGCTGCGATGCACGAAAAAAAAGACTTTCGCGTATGACTGTTAAGAGCTGGCGCGAACGCCGCGTTAAGAACGGCGGCATCACAGCCGTCATCGATATAGAGCGCAATTTTTTTCTCCAGGCGTGCTTTGGCTTCCTGCAACTGCATATCCCGGCACGCACGCGGGATATACTCAGCAATTTGAGCGATAGATTTTTCGTTCTGTTTAAACATGCTTCACCTCGATAGGCTTGATGGTATCGATCAGCAGTCGGCGGCGAGTATTTTCTGCAAAGTGGCGGCGTCCGGTTTCTTTGTGGTAAAACTCGTTTTTTCCGACGACCCACATCCGCTTTGTCTGGTGCAGTTTTTTTACCTGCGGACCGTCTCGGGTGATAACAATTCCTGTATGAGTTTTTATCACGCTCATTTTTTATTCTTCGGTGCTTTCGGCATTACTGCCCAGTGAGTGATATTGACGTTTTCAAGGTCCCCGACCTGAAATGTCCACTGCCATTCTCCGGTTTCTTTTTGTCCCCAGGTGTACCAGAGAGAACGCCAGCCAATTAGCCAGCCTTCTCCGTTAGCATCAAATAACAGAACACTTTCATTTGCTGGCGGCAGTTCAGCTGACACTGGTATTATTTTGTTTTCCAGTGCCGCACATTTAGCTTCAAGCGCATCGAATTTACGTACCAGGTACTCAGCATTTGTTTCATTCACTTTCAGATCTCGTGGTACACATTTCCCGCGAAGAAACCCTTCCATTTCGAAAACATTCATGCGCATTTGCGTAACTCCGATAACTCGTTAAAACGTTCCATAAACATCCCGTAGGCATGGCCTGGTGACAGTGGAATAACTTTGAACATCTCTGTCGCCGGGATACCTTCCAGTACAGGCCAGAAAGAGCCATCATCAAGCCCGAGATCGCGACGTTCGGTTGCCAGCATAATGAGATCGGCATATTTCACAGGCGTGCTCATAACAGGAGGTAACCCGTATTTCTCACGGATTACGGCGTCTATTTTTTCTTCCATCCGTTTATAGTCAGGAAGAAGGCGTTTCAGTGGAGCTGGGATGTCCTGGCAATACGCTTCTGTTGCATCATGCATTAACGCTTCAAAAGCAAATTCCTGCGGTACCAGCTGGCTGCAAAGCACCGCATGTTGGGCGACGCTGTAGAAGTGTGAAAGATGTCCTGCAAAGCGACAGATATTTGAAAGGGAAACCGCGATATCGTTAATCACGATGTCGTCTTTATTTATCCTGTCATAATAAAAATGCTTCCCGGAAAAAGTTTTAATAAATGACATTTTGTTCTCCACTTTATATGCGCTGCACCGCGCTGAATTTTGGTTAAAGAAAACCCTCGCCATCAGGCGATTATTGAGTCAATTATGTTTCCATAAATGCCCCCGCAGGGGCATTTGCAGTAATGAAATCAGGCGGTGAAAGTACCAATAAAGGTTTCTACTTTGCTGTCTTTAAATTTCTCAACAAGCAGATCACGAAATTCGTTAGCCATTTCTTCCTGCACTGCTTCCAGCTGAATAATGCGCAGAACCAGTACAGGACGATCGCCAGTGATAATGCTGAGGCGTAATTTAAACGGACGTTCTTTCAGGCCTTCAAACGGAACGCATTTAAATTCAAATACCACTGGCATAATGTCTTTGGTCTTCGCTTCGACAGACTCCATCAAAGAGCGTTTGCCGCTGAAGTCATTATCTTCAAAATCAGCGGTCTGGTTTGCTTCAATCGTGATTTTACGGACTGCCGCAGCCGCTTTTGTTGCCTTAATAGCGTCACCATTAGCATCAAAGCCCACAAGATAGTCGGCCCAGTCTTCAATCCATTCTGCCAGTGACTTCTGGGAGTTACGCTCGCCGTTAACAGACAACAGAGCAGAGAACGGTGCTGTCTTTTTCAGTTTGAGTGTGGCGGTGTTATCTGCGTGACCTGGTTCACCAATAGTACCCAGGTTAAGCACACTGACGGCACGCATATTATCGGCATCGATAAAGCAGCGGGTGCCTTCATCTGCAAGATCTTTAGAATAACGGGTAAAGTCATCGATGCTGGCAGTGGAAAGCGCACCACGGAAACGGAAGCGATTTAAATTAAATTTTTCCAGATCATGAATGCGGAAATTCTCAGGCAATGCCACAGCATCGGCACCAATCTTACTGATAATTTCATTAACACCCTGAGCAGAAATAAGGGCATGGATTTGATTAATTGCGGTTGCGTCTAAGTTCTGAGACATAATAAGTCCTCACTATATTAAGATATTCAGTGATGAGATAAATAATCAGTTAATTAAGAACGATATTAATGACCTGCTGCGCGGAGTTTTCCGTCAGGTTCACCGGCAAGAGTTAGTAATTGTCCCTGGTCTTCCTGCAGAATAGTCAGGCGACCACCTCGATTGACATACATCGGCGTTTCGGTGGTGTCTTCTTCGGAAATTTTCCCGCGGTTAGTCGGGCGAACATATGAGAGTTTGTGTTTGATTTTCACACGGTTCTCATCAAACGGTTCGATGTCCAGATTGACCGAGACTTTACCTTTGTTTTTCGTGTTCATCACACCGGAAGCGACTTCACTGAGAACTGCGCCGAGTTTGGTTTCAAATACGCCGCCGTCCAGTTCTACGATAAATACCTGCACATCAGTACTGCGTACGCTAGCCATTTTGCTGCTCCTCATCATATCGACCCTGCAAGGTCGGTTGGTTTCTCCACAAAACAGAGAAGAACACCTGCGGTGGCAGCCGCCCGGATGGATTGGGTTATGAGCCCGTCGTCCGGTGATGCTCTTCTCTGTTTTGTAAAAAGAGCGGTACCAGCCGGAAGCAAGTGTACAAACTGGTACCGCCAAAGCAGTGGCTGTTGTGGTGACCGGTGCTGATCTCCGGCTTGCGGTTATTTCAGACTCTCACGGGCGTTTAATTGCCCCGCCGAACAGCTCTTTTCCGCAATAGCTGCAATGTCTTTCGCGCATCAGCCTGCGCATTCACCACAACGCTGAGAGCACTTAGCCAGTTACGGCACCACACTTTGTCGCGGCTCCATAAATGCTCTCATCGTTGCGTCCTGGTCTCTTCCCAGGCGTCAAACCGAATCGCCACGCTGGTTAGGCGTCTTATCAGCATCCTCATTGACTTGCACATTCCGGCTACCTGGTTTGTTTGCCCGAGCAAGGAGTGGATTGTCCCCTTTAACGTCCCCAGACCGCTAACGACGCATGTGCCATACGCCGTGTTACAACCAAATTTTGTTTAATCTTGCCTGTGACATGTTTCTTTTAGATACATTATGTATCTCAAGGGTACATTGTCAAGTATAAAAAAACCTGCCGAAGCAGGTTATAAATATTGATTAGGCCTTTATTTTGTATCTTCTTGGTTTTCCTGAGAAAATTACTGTGCCAATTATAGAGCAATTACCGTTGATCTTAATGTAAGGTTCAGGCCAGTTTGGGTTTAATGCTTTGAGGTAACGCTGTGTTCCATCTTCTATCAACCGCTTAAAGGTGGTTTCGCCTGTATCGTGCATCAATGCAATAACGTCGTCACCGTGGCAGGCAGGGACTTCAGGATCTACAAAAATCATGTCTCCCGGGCGGTACTCATCAATCATTGAATCACCAATCACCCGCAAGATATAAGTCATTTCGCCACAGGGTACAGGGCAGGGATAAGTTTCTGCTGTGCTCAAATCAACCTCAGAATAGCCAACTTCTTTCCATGCTCCGGCCTGTACCCATGATATGACAGGGACTAACGTTATTTGTTTGTTAGTAATTGAAACATCAGGTTTTTTTGTGATGTTTGTTGTCTGGTGTTCTTGATCAAGCCATCCGACAGGCAGGTCGAAACATTTTTCGATGTGCCGTGCCATGCTGTCACCGATATTTTTAGTAGCACCATCTCCCATAAACCTGCTGGTCTGGGTTGGCTCGCGATCAATCATGGTGGCAAAGGAAGAATTCCCGCCAACACCATCTCTCAGTTTTCTGGCGTTAGACCGCCGGATGTCATGGACTGTTTTCATAACGAAATTAAAACCTTTGTACCGATAGGGTACAAGTATCTTGAAGGTTCATCTCAATCATGTAATATGTATATCGGAGGTACATATTGTATGAAAGCGTATTGGGACTCTTTAACCAAAGAACAGCAGGGCGAGTTGGCCGGAAAAGTTGGCTCAACACCAGGCTACTTACGGCTGGTTTTCAATGGTTATAAAAAAGCCAGTTTTGTGCTGGCTAAAAAACTTGAGCAATGCACGTCAGGTGCAATTACGAAATCTGACTTAAGACCGGATATCTATCCGAAAGATTAACAGAACACCTTCAATTTTTAACCACAGAACGATGAGGCTAACCGTGGGTAAGCATCACTGGAAAGTAGAAAAACAGCCTGAGTGGTACGTGAAAGCTGTCAGAAAAACTATCGCGGCGTTGCCGGGGGGTTACGCTGAAGCTGCTGAGTGGCTGGATGTAACAGAGAACGCTTTATTCAATCGCCTTCGTGCCGATGGCGATCAGATTTTCCCGCTGGGATGGGCAATGATTTTACAACGTGCTGGTGGAACTCACTTCATTGCTGACGCTGTGGCGCAGTCTGCAAATGGCGTCTTTGTGTCTCTTCCTGACGTCGAGGATGTGGACAACGCCGATATTAACCAGCGTCTGCTGGAAGTCATTGAACAGATCGGCAGTTATTCCAGACAGATTCGTTCAGCAATCGAAGACGGTGTAGTGGAACCGCATGAGAAGACAGCAATTAACGACGAGCTGTACCTCTCAATTTCGAAGCTCCAGGAGCATGCAGCACTGGTCTACAAAATCTTCTGCGCTCCAGAAAATAGTAACGCCCGCGAGTGTGCAGCTCCGGGCGTCGTGGCGTCGATTGCTTCTGGTTGTGGAGAAACTAACGCATGAATAGTTTAACGGCAAATAACCGTTTGTCGCAACAGCTGGTGGTCAGCGTCGCTGAACACCTGTTGTTACGGCATGAATGCAGATTACCAAATCACCTGGCTGTAAGTAACCACAGAGAACTTTACCTGACTGTGGGGGGCGAGTTGTGCAGGAACTTAACCGCTGGTTTCGTGACGGAAGAGGGCTTTATGTCCATGTTATTCGTTGGGAGCCAGAAACACAGCGCGTTATCTATCTTCGCAAAGACTACCCGCATGAGTGCTTTAGTCCTTTGTGGAAATTCAGGCGTGATTTTGTTGAGTGTGAAGGACCACCAGCATATTGATTCTGCAATTCCGGGACGTTACACTGTTCAGGCACCTTATAAAGCGGGTGCCGGGCGTGGAAACCCGAAATTCAATATAGAGCACAACCGCGCTCATGCGGTTTTTTCGTGTCATGAGCATCGTTACGCCCAAATTATGGTGGGGCGTGCAGGGCCAACTTCGGTTGGGCCGGGTTCTATGTTGACCGGTATTTCCACCCCTGTACGTCTCACCACCTATATGGTCGTGGAAAGCCTTGGTGGTGAGTTCATTGAATTCAACATAGGGGCTGTCACCATGACTACTCTCCCAACCCAATCTCACCCTGAAATCACGATTATCAATGGTCGCGTTGTCACCACATCTCTTGCAGTAGCTAATTACTTTACTAAACGGCATGAGCGGGTTTTAGATAGAATTAGAAACCTCGAATGTTCCGCTGAATTTACTGAACACAATTTTGTGTTAAGTGAATACACCGACGCATCAGGCCGCAAACTCCCTTGTTACCAAATCACCCGCGACGGTTTTGCGTTTCTTGCCATGGGCTTCACGGGTAAACGTGCTGCCCGGTTCAAAGAGGCATACATCAATGCCTTTAACCAGATGGAGAAACAGCTTTCAAATCCCTCTGTACTGAGCGACGTTGCATATAACGCCAGCGTTCTCTATTCCTACATTTCATCAATTCATCAGGTCTGGCTGCAGCAGCTTTATCCCATGTTGGCAAAAGCCGAATCCCCGCTGGCTGTAAGTCTGTATGACCGCATCAACGACGCGGCGCTACTGGCCAGTCTCATAAATTTGTCGCTGAACCCTTCAGAGGTAAGGGGGCGCAAATGATCCGGAATATTTTCAAACGGTTTACCAATCATACTTTCCGTTGTCCTCGTCCGGGTCAGTGGTACACCACGCCTGCAGGGCATGTTCTACGTGTTAGCCTGGTTGACCGTGAATGTCAGAAGGTGATTTGTGAACCGCTGGGCCGTAATTACCGCGTCAGTATGCCGCTTATAGCCTTTCGCTCCGGAAAAAACATGAAGCATCTCGGAGGTGCTGCATGAGTATGGAGTTGATGGTTAAAGCGATGAAAATTCGAGTGGGAAATCCATTGCGAAAACTGGTTCTGATTAAGCTGGCTGATAATGCCAGCGATCAGGGTGAGTGCTGGCCCAGCTACCAGCATATTGCTGACCAGTGCGAGATTAGCAAACGTTCTGTGATGAATCATATTGCGGCCCTTTGTGAGTCCGGGCTGGTAAAAAAAGTCACCCGGAAAGGTGAAAAAGGTAACTCAAGTAATATCTATCTCCTTCATCTTGATGGTGCAGGAGATTCACTAGGGGGTAGTGCAAATAATTCACTATCTGGTGCAGCAAATTCACCAGGTAGTGCAGGAGTTGCACCAGGGGGTAGTGCAGGAGATTCACCCAGAACCAGTCACTCTTTTGAACCAGTCAAAGAACCAGTCAATGAACCAATAGCTGTTGGTGCATCTGCTGATGAGTCTGTGCGAGTTCGTTCAAACCGACCGGAATACTCTCCGGAGTTTGAGCAGGCATGGCTGGCCTATCCCAAACGTGCTGGTGGCAATTCAAAATCTGCAGCCTTCAAAGCCTGGAAAGCCCGTTTGAATGAGGGGGTAAACCCCGAAACCATGCTGGAAGGTGTGAAACGCTACGCGGGCTGGGTATCTGCGATGGGCAATAGCGGCACACAATTTGTGAAACAGGCTGTCACGTTCTTTGGTCCGGATCGTCATTTCGAAGAATCCTGGGAAGTTCCTGCGGTATCTGCAGCCAGACGCGAGGACCCGTACTTCAAAGCCAGTTACGACAACGTGGACTACAGCCAGATCCCGACAGGATTCAGGGGGTGATCATGAGTCTGATGAACGATGTACAGAAATTCATTGAAGCCCATCCGGGGTGTACTTCAGGTGACATTGCGGATGCTTTTGCTGGTTACTCACGACAGTGCGTTCTGCAGTCAGCAAGCAAGTTACGTCAGAGTGGCCGTGTGGCTCACTGTTGTGAAGGGAAAACACGCAGACATTTCCCACACCAGGCTGAGATATCGCAGGAGGAGAAACTGCAACCTGTTCTTGAAACCATACCTGTGCGCAATTTCTATGTCGGCACTAACGATCCCCGGGTGATTTTGTGCCTGACCCGCCAGGCGGAAGAACTGGAGTCCAGGGGCTTATACCGTCGTGCTGCAACCGTGTGGATGGCGGCATTCCGTGAAAGCCACTCCCAGCCAGAACGAAACAATTTTCTGGCGCGTCGTGAGCGGTGCTTACGGAAAAGCAGAAAGCGCGCTGTAGCGGGTGATGAGTGGTATCTGTCAGGGAATTACGTGGGGGCTTAATGAGTAATAAATATTGCCAGGCGCTGGTGGAACTACGGAACAAACCAGCCCATGAACTGAAGGAAGTGGGCGATCAGTGGCGCACGCCGGACAACATTTTCTGGGGAATTAACACCCTGTTTGGCCCGTTTGTTCTGGATCTGTTTACTGACGGTGATAACGCCAAATGTGCCGCGTATTACACGGCGGAAGACAACGCGCTGGCACATGACTGGTCAGAACGTCTTGCGGAGCTTAAAGGTGCTGCCTTTGGTAATCCCCCGTACAGCCGCGCCAGTCAGCATGAGGGACAATACATCACCGGCATGCGTTACATCATGAAGCATGCCAGTGCCATGCGTGATAAAGGCGGGCGCTATGTTTTCCTGATCAAAGCGGCCACCAGCGAAGTGTGGTGGCCGGAAGATGCAGATCATATTGCTTTTATTCGCGGGCGTATTGGTTTTGAACTGCCAGCCTGGTTTATCCCGAAAGACGAAAAGCAGGTGCCAACAGGTGCTTTCTTCGCTGGTGCTATTGCTGTTTTCGACAAGACCTGGAAGGGAGCGGCAATCAGCTACATCGGGCGCGATGAACTTGAGGCATGTGGTGAGGCATTTCTGGCGCAGGTTCGCCAGCAGGCGGAAAAACTGGTCAGGGAGATGGCGGCATGACGACATTAACTCAATGCCAGCAGCAGGTGCTGGATATGCTGATTTCTTATCAGAAAGAACGTGGCTTCCCGCCAACCAATCAGGAGGTGGCAACCATGCTGGGATACCGTTCGGTGAATGCAGCGGTGGAGCATCTTCGCGCACTGGAGAAAAAAGGTGTCATCACGATAAAGCGTGGCGTGGCCCGGGGTATCACTCTTCATACCGCGGTGAAGGACGACGACAGCGAGGCGGTCGGGATTATCCGCGCCCTGCTTGCCGGTGAGGCAAACGCCAGGCTGCGTGCAGCCCACTGGTTACATGAGAGGGGCCTGAAAGTATGAAGCTAATACTGCCTTTTCCGCCCAGCGTGAACACGTACTGGCGACACCCCAATAAAGGGGCGTTTGCTGGTAAGAGCCTGATAAGCGCGGCGGGGCGAAAATTCCAGAGCGCGGCGTGTGCAGCAATAGTTGAGCAGTTACGTCGTCTGCCGAAACCAACGTCGGCACCTGCTTCAGTGGAGATCGTGTTGTTTCCTCCGGATAACCGGATCCGCGATCTGGACAACTATAACAAGGCGCTGTTTGACGCCCTGACCCACGCGGGTGTGTGGGAAGACGACAGCCAGGTGAAAAGAATGCTGGTGGAGTGGGGACCGGTTATCCCGGAAGGGAAGGTCGAGATCACTATCAGTAAGTACGAAAAAGCGAGTTGCAAATTAGCAACTCGGTAACGGAATTGAGCAACACCCTAAATTTGGGTATTACCTCGTTAAAGATACTGTATTTATGAACAGTGTATCCTTGATAACTATTAAAAATCGCAGTAAGTTCATCCTGCATCAACGAAAAGGGAGTGCAGTCCCGCTCGTGGATAAAAATTTGTGGAGAAACCAATGAATCAGTTGCTTGTAATTGATGGCGTTTCTGTGCGCCAGTACTTCGAATCTAACTACTGTCTTAACGACCTTCAGAAAGCTGCTCTTCTTGCCGCTGGTGAGAATCGCTCCTCCCGTTCGCTGGAAGTTCACGAGTTTATGCGTCGTCCTGAAACGAAGGCTCTTGTGGAATTATTGGAAGAAGAAACTACGGGAGATTCCCGTAGTATTCCTGTCATCACCATTCAGGGGCGCAATGGTGGGACGTATGTCTGTAAAGAGCTGGTCTATGCATATGCAATGTGGATCAGCCCGGCATTCAGCTTAAAAGTGATACGTACTTTTGATGCGCTTCATAATTCATCACCAGAAGAAACCACATCCGACAAAATTAAATCCGGGGTCATTCTGCTTGAATCAGCAGCAAAGACTCTAAATCTGTCAAACTCCTCGAAACTTGGTGCATACCAGAAATTATCAAAGGTAGCTGGTCTTCCTGAACTTATGCCGATCTATGCCATTGATGCACCTGCTGATGCGCCAGATGGTTCAAGCCGCCCTACGCTGTCGCTGAGTGCACTGCTGAAGCAGTATGGTATCCGCCTGACGGCTAATCAGGCATATCACCAGATGGCGAAGCTGGGGATCGTTGAACAACGCGAACGATACAGCCGTACCGCGATTAACAACATCAAAAAATTCTGGTCGCTGACAGCGAAAGGCTGCATGTTCGGCAAGAACATCACCAGTCCTGCAAATCCGCGCGAGACGCAGCCGCATTTCTTCGAATCCCGATTCCCTGAGCTGTTAAAGCTGCTCGATACCGTTCATTGAGGTGACCGTGAGAGCACTACTGACCCCTGAAATCGCCCCGCGTATGGGGATCGTATTGTTCAGGCCAGGTTCAGAGCTGATGCCCCTGTTTATGCAGGGGCGTGTCCTGCTGGAGCCTGAGCCGGAACGTTATTCATCTTTTGCCAGTGGTGCCGTTCCGGCATCATCACAACCGCTGGCGGATGATCCTGCCGTTCGGGCCGTGTTCCGCCATGAGGCGGTGATCCGTCGTGCTGGTGGCGTGGAATGCCTTGAGAGCTGGTTACTTCGTGAAAAGGGCTGTCAGTGGCCTCATTCCGACTGGCACAGCGAGAACATGACCACAATGCGGCACGCGCCAGGCGCAATCCGTCTGTGCTGGCACTGTGACAATCTTCTCCGTGACCAGTTCACGGAACGGCTGGAAGCAATGGCAACGGATAACTGTGCCCGCTGGGTGTTGTCTGTTGTGCGCCGTGATCTTGGTTTTGATGACAGTCACGTTGTGACAATGCCGGAACTGTGCTGGTGGCTGGTTCGTAATGACCTGGCGGATGCTTTACCGGAAAGTGCAGCCCGTAAGGCCCTGAGATTACCGAAGCCTGTTTTGCCGTCTGTCACCCGGGAGAGTGACCTTGTACCTTCGGTTACTGCCACCAGTATTATCCGGGATAAAGCGAAAAAGGTGCTGGCGCTGAAAGTGGATCCGGAGTCGCCGGAGTCTTTTATGTTACGCCCCAAACGTCGTCGCTGGGTTAATGAAAAGTACACTCGCTGGGTTAAGACGCAGCCGTGTGCATGTTGTGGAAAGCCAGCTGATGATCCGCATCATCTGATTGGTCACGGCCAGGGTGGTATGGGGACAAAAGCGCATGATCTCTTTGTGTTGCCTTTGTGCAGAAAACACCATGACGAACTGCATGTGGATACCGTGGCATTTGAAGAGAAGTATGGTTCCCAACTGGAGCTGATATTTCGTTTTATCGATCGCGCACTGGCGATTGGTGTGCTGTCCTGATTTTGTGGAGAAAGTTGATGCGTGATATTCAGATGGTTCTTGAACGCTGGGGGGCATGGGCGGCAAGTGGTAACACCGGGGTGGACTATTCTCCGATAGCTGCTGGATTTAAAGGCCTTTTACCATCCACCGCTAAACCTCGCCCGGCCTGCAGCGATGATGACGGCCTTATCATCGAAAACTGCCTTACGCGCCTGAAGAAGAAAAAACCGGACGAGTATTCGCTGCTGGTAGCTCATTATCTGCTGCGCATATCAAAAAGGCAGATTGCCAGAACAAGAAAGAAGAGCGAAAAGGCAATACGAATTGAGATGCAGATTGCTGAAGGATTTATTGACGGATGTCTGTCGATGCTGGGTGTAAGGCTGGAGATGGACGACTGGCTGCCCAAAAAAGTAAAAAATGATTAGCGCGGTCCGCAAAAAGTATGTCAGTATGTTAAGAGTGGTTACTACGCCACACAACTTAAACCCGCCGCCTGGCGGGTTTTTTATGACTGAAATCGCATCAGTACAGTAAACGTGCTGGTGGTGAATACCTGTCTTTCAGCTTGCTGGCTTTTTAGACAAGAGTTATTGGTATGTCACGTTAACCGGAAAAGGGAAAAAGACATGCTAAAACAGCAGGATATGACAGAAACCGCCAGAGTGGTGTTTAATGAATTAAGCGTCACCTACCCGGCGACAGTCGGGGAGATTGCGCAGAATACTTACCTTTCACGCGAACGCTGCCAGTTAATACTGACCCAGCTGGTTATGGCGGGTCTGGCAGACTATCAGTTCGGTTGTTACAGACGCCTTCCGCAGTGAAGGCTTTTTTATTTGTGGTAAATGGGCGGCTGGTGGGTGTGGTGGTTGTTGCTTCCCCGTTGCTGAAAAAGAAAGCATCAGGCGATTAGCAGGGTATCAGTTACCCGTTGAAATTTTTAAATACCTCACAATTCAGGCGGTTGACTGTTGTCTGGTTTGCGGGGAGTTTGTTAAAAGAAACTGGCATGGTGAATCCCCCTGTGCGGAGGGGCAATCAGCAACTGGTGTTTTGTCACCGACCCTTATCCTTTCTGTGCGGGTTCAGGTGCTGATACTGAACTCACCGGGAGGCACCCGGCACCATGCAATGGCACATAGCGCCACTCTCCAGCCCCTCTCCGGAGGGGCTTTCTTATGGACAAAAAAAGCCCGCGCTGGGAGACGCGGGCGGCAAGGAATAAACAACAAAACGTGAAGTAATATTTCAGCTGGCGAATAATATCCGACAGTAATCACTCTGCGCAATAGCGCGGCCTTTTTCGTATTGCGGGCTGTAGTCTTCCTCCTGCCATTGTCCTGTAACTTCCGGACTTCAGCCCGTTCCCTCATCTGACTCACAACATTATCCCGACCGGGAGGATTCATGACATTTAAACACTATGACGTGGTCAGGGCGGCGTCGCCGTCAGACCTTGCGGAGCGACTGACTCAAAAACTGAAGGAGGGGTGGCAGCCATTTGGCAGCCCTGTCGCCATCACGCCCTATACCCTGATGCAGGCCATTGCGGCGGAAGGTGATGTCACCACACCGGTGGTGGTGCAACCGTCGGGTGATGGTGGCGCTGTTATCAGCACCACCAGCGAACCGGAATATTACTTTGTCATTGCGCTGGCCGGGCAGTCCAACTCGATGTCTTTTGGCGAGGGGCTGCCGCTGCCGGATACGTATGATCGTCCTGACCCGCGTATTAAGCAACTGGCGCGTCGCAGCACGGTGACACCGGGCGGTGCGGCCTGTGCATATAACGACATTATTCCTGCAGACCATTGTCTGCATGATGTGCAGGACGTGAGTAATCTGAATCACCCGAAAGCAGACCTCAATAAAGGGCAGTATGGCTGTGTGGGGCATGCCCTGCATGTGGCCAAAAAACTGCTGCCGTTTATGCCTGCCCGTGCGGGGATCCTTCTTGTCCCGTGTGGACGTGGCGATTCGGGATTTACTGCGGGAGCAGAGGGCGCGTTTAATGAGGCGTCGGGTGCGACAGCGGGCTCTTCCCTGTGGGGGGTGGATAAACCGTTGTATCGTGACCTGGTCAGCAGAACGCGTGCAGCCCTGAAGAAAAATCCGAAAAACGTGCTGTTGTCGGTGATCTGGATGCAGGGGGAAAAAGATGTCAGTTCGGGGAGACATGCAGAGCACAATGCACTTTTTCTTGCCATGGTAAATAAATACCGTGCAGACCTGGCAGATATTGCAGACCAGTGTATTGGCGGGACAACGTCCGGCGTCCCGTGGATTTGCGGTGACACCACGTACGACTGGAAGGCGAAGTATGCAGTGCAGTATGAGGCGGTTTACGGAGGCTATAAAGGCAAGGCGGCGCAGAATATTCACTTTGTGCCGTTGATGACGGATGAGCATGGTGCGAATGTGCCGACAAACGAGCCGTCAGAAGATCCGGACATTATCACGGCGGGATACTATGGTGCCGCGTCACGCAGTAATGGTAACTGGACGACAGCCGCTCGTAAAACGCACTTCAGCTCCTGGGCGCGAAGAGGCATTGTTTCAGATCGGCTGGCAGGAGAGATACTGGTGCGAGCCGGGCGTTTGCTGCCGTTCCTGAGCGGGCAGTCTGCACCGCTGGCGACCACGCCAGCCTCCACGGGGGATGCACAGTCTGGCTCTGCGGGTCCGACGCAACAGCAGGGTGCAGGTATTTCTGCAGGCGGTCATACTGAAGCCGTAACAAGAATGGTGGCCGGATATGATGCGAACAGTGGCAGTGGTGTATGGACAGAGCAGCAGTGGAATGCGTCCGGTGGTAAAGGCACTGTGACGGATGACAGTGGCAGGAAGGCGCTGCGACTGGAAAAACAGCCGGGTAAACTGACCTCCTGGAAGATGTTCCGTACTGTTGCGGTGGAGGAGGCAAAAAATCTTCTCAGTAAGGGAGGTGAAATTGCCGTGCGGTTTAAGATCCCGGAGGGTGTCGAACTGGTTAACGGTCAGTTTGTCTTTGGTCTGTACTGGCCGGTGTCGCAGTGGGCGTCAGGCGCGACAGCAAACAGCATGCTGGCGTCCTTCTTCCTTCAGACGGATGCATCAAATCTGAATCTGATGTACCACAAGGGGGAGTCGAATGCGCAACTGGGCACATTTGGGGCATTTGACCATAACTGGCATACAGTTGTTTTCCGCTTTGCGGGAAATAACAGCGAAAAAGTGGTGCCGGTGATTGATGATGCAGAGCAGTCTGCGTTTGACCTGGTGATGTGGACAAATGATGGCTTTACAGCAGATACGCTGACGCTGACAGATATCACGGGGGCAAAAGCGACGTATCCGGTACTGCTTGATACGGTCACAGTCAAAGTTAACGAAAACCGGGAATCAGCATAACCGGCAAAAAAAACCGCCAGCTGGCCTGAAACCCCTGGCGGTGTGAGATTCATGGTGAGAATCAGGGAAAGATGATATCACTTTCGTCACTGGTATTTTTTAAACGAAAACTGCTTCCAGAGTCAACCATAACGGTAAGAAACTATGACATTTGTTCATCAGGTGATGCTGTACTTCTGTACGGTGGTATGCGTGCTGTATCTTCTTTCGGGTGGGTACAGGGCAGTGCGCGATTTCTGGCGCAGGCAGATTGATAAAAGGGCCGCAGAGAAAATCAGCGCCAGTCAGTCAGCCGGAGCAAAAACAGAAGCCCCACTCATTCCGGAACAACCTTCTTAATAACCCCTTTCAACGAGAAAATCCTATGTCAGAAATAAAATCGCTGGTCACTGCTGAGGCAGTGAAGGAAGTCCTGCGCTCTGAAGAAGTCCGGAGCGCACTGAAACAGCAACTTCGGCAGAACCTTGAGGCGCGTCTTGATGCAGAAGTGGATTCAATTCTGGATGAATTGCTTGGTGCACAGCCGGAACCATCCCCGGAACTGCTTCCGGAACCACAGGCGGAAGATGCCACCACGGAAAATGGTGATATTCAGCCGGAGCCACCGGTGACGGATATGACAGACACACAGCCAGAATCGGGCACAATGCTGTAACGGTGAGTCAGGGTCATCAGTAAAGAGCTGGTGGCCCTTTTGTTGTTGTGAGCTTCCGAGTACGGGAGACGGGGTATGTACCAGATGGAAAAAATCACAACAGGTGTGTCATACACCACGTCAGCGGTGGGAACGGGCTACTGGTTCCTGCAGTTGCTGGACAGGGTTTCCCCGTCTCAGTGGGCGGCAATAGGCGTGCTGGGGAGTCTGCTGTTTGGGCTGCTGACATATCTGACTAACCTGTATTTCAAAATCAGAGAGGACCGTCGTAAGGCAGCGCGGGGAGAGTAAGGCGATGAATAAACAATACAAACTGGTTGTTAAAGGGATAAATAATTACCCGGATAAGATTACTGTTACTGTGGCACTGGAAATTGGTGGGTATCCGTCACTGTTGTTGCCAAATGTGGCGATTAGTCTTGACCGTACTGAAGGTGCCACGCTGGAATTTTACGAGGCTGAGGCGAAAAAACAGGCGAAGCAGTTTTTCATGGATATTGCTGCCGCTTTATGTGAAGGGGATGAGCAGTCGCCGGAAAAGCGCCCCATAATTTTAGAGGCGCAGGATGTGTTGATAACCTACAGAGGAAAACTACCGGGAATAATTACTGGTTCTCTGAAGACGCCACCGACGGCATTGCGGTCAGAAAACGATGATATTGAATCACGCATTGAAAAACTGGAGTGCTATATCGCTGAATTGAAAAAAAGCACCCCAACAAAAAATGAGGTGCTTGCAGCAGATGAAATGAAAGAAACTATTCTTGATCGCGCGGCGCATCTAAGCTGCGCTTCACGGTTGAAAGAGCATCTTCAGCGGCCTGAAGAAAAACGCCGCGATGAGCAGTTCGCGGCGTTTTACGATTATTGCATTGAAGTTACTCGCAGGAATTTTGTGAAGGCTTTTGAGGAGAGTAAATCTCTTCAGTAAGCTTAATGGCGGACGCTGCAATTAATTCAGGAAGGTCCGCAAGGTCATCTGTCAGTGGGAATGATGAAAAATCGGCGGCAGTTCTGTTAAGAATTGCTTTAACTAATTCCTTTTCCTCATCCGGCAACACGTTGATTAGAGCTACGACTGCTTGCCTGAGTGCGATTAAATCAGCAAAAGTTTGTTTTGGTAGATTTGGATAATCCATAGTCACCTCTGTGTTTATCAGATTGACATACCCTGGCCAGTGCCCACCACTGGCGGGGTGAAGGCTTAACATATCCAGGGATTCGGAACCGATAAATCCTGATAAATATCCATGAACGCAAAAATCAAATACGGCCTGTCGGCTGCCGTTCTGGCGCTGATTGCCGCAGGGGCTTCTGCGCCTGAAATTCTCGACCAGTTTCTGGATGAAAAGGAAGGTAACCACACCACGGCATACCGTGATGGTGCAGGTATCTGGACCATCTGCCGTGGTGCCATCATGGTGGATGGCAAACCTGTCGTTCCGGGCATGAAGTTGTCGAAGGAAAAATGCGACCAGGTTAACGCCATTGAGCGTGATAAAGCGCTGGCGTGGGTGGAGAAAAATATCAGAGTGCCGCTGACCGAACCCCAGAAAGCGGGGATCGCGTCATTCTGTCCGTACAACATTGGTCCCGGTAAGTGTTTCCCGTCGACGTTTTACAGACGAATTAATGCAGGTGATCGCAGGGGAGCATGCGAAGCGATTCGCTGGTGGATTAAGGACGGTGGCAGAGACTGCCGTATTCGCTCAAACAACTGTTACGGTCAGGTATCCCGTCGCGACCAGGAGAGTGCGCTGGCGTGCTGGGGAATTGACAGATAAGCAGAATATTTTGCTGAAAAATGCGGTTTGCTCACACGGGCGGATAACACGAAATCCTGCGAACTGACAAAAACTAAGTGAATAAAAGTAAAAACCCCGTTTGTTGGCTGCAAGCGGGGTTTTGTGTTTCTGACCTTGGATAAGGCAAGGGAGAACATGGAAAAGTATAAACGAATTCTGTTGAGGTTGACTATGAAAAACGGCCTTGAACTGAAAGCGCCTGTAACTGATGACATCAGCAGAGCACTGGCTTTTGCCATTAAGTGGGTGGCGGTCGGTGTTGCTGTGTCCCCGATGCTGTATGGGCTGGCAAAACTGGTCATTGCGTTGAAATCGTGAAGGGAGGATTAAGCATGTCAGACAAACTCATAACGCTGGCGAAGATCCTCTGTGTAATTGTCGGCATTTCATTTTCACTAATGCTGGTTGCTCTTTTTCTTTCCATGGCCTGGATGATGTTGTCTTCGTCGGGGCTGCTGGGGTGAACATAAACCGAATGCTTTCCGCGTTTATCGTTATTCTGCTGGTGGCCTGTGGAGCGCTGTGGATGGCAACAGACCATTACCGTGATAACGCGATTACCTACAAAGCGCAGCGCGATAACAAAGCCAGTGAACTGAAGCTGGCGAACGCAACCATTACTGATATGCAGGTGCGCCAGCGCGATGTTGCTGCGCTCGATGCAAAATACTCGAGGGAATTA